CGTCCATCGAATTGGAAGAGCGAACAGAAATGACCCTTGTTTAGAACGTCGAAAGCGGCTTGATCGTCAAGCGGGACGTGCGAAAGGTGATCCACCGGGAGCCCTGCAAGGCGCAATGCATCCTGAAAGATCGAAAGCGAAGTCAGCCCAAGCGCATCTAGCTTGATCGCGCCGCGCTTCTCAGCGGTTGGCCCGTCAATCTGTGCCGTCTGCGTCCGCGCATCCATCGCCACATACAGCGAAAGCGGCTCATTCGTCAGAATCAAGCCCGCTGCGTGCGTCGTGGAGTGCGAAGGATTGCCGCCAAGCCGTCCCGCAACCGCCATCTCAGGATGACGCTCAAGGAAAGCCTTGCCTGTTGCCGTCTGATCGAATGCGTCTTGCAGCGCCTTGTCCGAGCGACTATCGCCCGCCGCGTACTTCGTCACCGATCCGATAACGGCCGTCGTCTCGTATTTTGAAACGCCCATCGCCTTGGCCGTCTCATTCATGGCATTCTTCGACTGCCACATGGAAACGGCGCCGATCTTCGCGACACGATCCGCACCGTACTTATTCTTCAGATACTCAATAACCTGATCACGCTCAGTCGCAGAAAAATCTGTGTCGATGTCGGGATAGTCAGGGCGGTTTGGATCGATAAAGCGCCAGAACAGAAGGCCGTGCAGGATCGGATCAACTTCGGTACTACGCAGAAGATAGCAGACAAGCGAACCTGCTGAAGACCCACGGCCAGGACCGACAAGCATTTCTTTTCGCGCCCAACGCAGAAGATCGCTGAGAAGGTGAAAGTAGTTGTCGAATTGCTTGTCCGCGATGACCTTTAGTTCTGTATCAAGGCGCTCAGCATAAACCGGATTGCTTAGGTCAACCGCTAGCTCGCGTGCGCCTTCTTCGCACAACTCGCGCAACGTCTGTGAGGGCTTCGGATCAATGAGCGAGGCTTTTGGAAGCATGGAATTGCAAGCGTCGAAAACAACCATGCGATTGCGCAGCGCAACCCATGTAAGATCGCCAAGACCATTCGCTTCAATCGCCGCCGTCCACTCCCCATCACTCAAAATATGCTGCGGATACGTCTGCAAAGACGCCCCGCGCCCGCAAGCCGTCTCATAGTCGTAACGCTGGTCTTCTGTTGCGTAGCGGTTTTCCTGATGCGCAATAAAACGAAAGCCGCGCTTCTGTGCCTCACGAATAAAGCCCTTCGACGTGGCAACGCTGAGACCGATAAACAGGTTCTCGTCTGCTGGGTCTAGCTCGTCAAGCCGCGCGCGATAGCCCGCGATCTTGTAGACGCCTTCGACGCTGGCGATATCGCTATATTGAAGCTGAGGAACGTACCGAAATTGCGATGTCGCCTTACCAATCAAAAGATTGATGGGTTGGATCGATTCCTTTGCCAAGAACGTGAAGCCGTCAACAATCGGCTTCTTGGCGTTCAGCGATGGCGTAACAGCAATGGTCGCGCCGAAGATAGGCTTAAGCCCTGCCTCCGTTGCGGCCTTGTTCCATTCGTCATAGCCAAACGCAGTCGTATCGGCCAACGGAGCATCCTGCCAGCCGATTTCTTTTAGGCGCGCTACGGCGTCCTTTGGGGAGCCGTAGGCGTGGCGGAATGAATATGAAGTTTTGATCACTGAATCATATTTCCACTAATGAAAATCAGCCCTTCGTGATCCTCATCGGCCGCATAATACCCATGTTTTGCCTCAGTCTTCACAAGGAACGGCTCGTTATTTCCCCAAGCGCCAATCTCGATGCCATGCTTCATGGTAAGGTGCGCAAGCTCTTGAAGGAACGTGTTGACCTGATCATCCGTCAGACCGCTATCGTCATCTCCGAAGCCGTCTTCATCATCGTCACCGTCGTAGAATTCAACGTCGCTCATATCGAACCTTCCTTCACCATATACATAAGGCAACGTTCGGTTGCCTCCACATCCGACTTCGCGCCGTGGGCTCCGTCGAAGCCCTCATTATAGAACGTTTCATGCAGCAATGTCAAGTTCGGACGGAATCCGAATCGCCATTCATTTTCCGAAACCGTATCAATTAGTTGCTTATCTGAGTAGTCCCAATCGATCCCAGCGCGTCGGAAATCGAAACTTAGCATCATCAAATCGAATAGCAGATTGTGGCCAGCGTAAGCGTCACAATCCTGCATAAAAGCATGTATATTATCCGCTTCGCTCACAAAAGTAGGCTTGTCTAGAAGGAATTCTTCCGTCAAGCCTGTGACTTTCATGGCTCCGGCGTCCATAGGAACGCCGATTTTAAACCAAGAATGATAGTCGCCAAGCGCTTCACGCGTTTCTGTGTCAACGCGCTTGGCATATAGCTCTACGGTCCAAGGCTGTTTATTGAGCGCGCGCTGAGTATTCTGCCAAAGTCCAGAAGTTTCAGTATCGAATACGATAACTTTCATTCCACATTCCGCCGATCTTCTTCAAGATTCTCAATCTCTCTTTCTAGCGATTCAATCTCCTGTTCCAACTTGGAGATTTCGCGGGCGTGCTGGTCTTCCAGTTCCTCTATATTGCCCTTATGCTCCTTATCGCTCTCCTTGATTCCATCTTCATATCCCACCTGATATCCATCATCATAACCGCCTCTATCCTGAATAGCAGACGCCTCTTCCCAGAACGCCAACCATTGCCCCGCCCCAATATACGAAGGGCGAGGAATCACGTCATCGTCAATCTGGACCCAATTCACATTAACGGCGAAGTTCTTAAAAAGCATCGCTGCCATCCTCGACTAGACCGCCGTACATGGCGGGGATAATAACATGCCTCGGCCTATCTTTCTCCTTCTCTATCTGCTTAAGTCGCCGCTCAGCAAAATAGATGATCTTCCGAAGATCGTATTCCTCTTCGGCGCAATCCTTTTCGCCAAGGCGATAAGATGCCTTAAAAATATTGCCGCGCCAGAACGGCATATTCTTATGTTCGATCAAGTCATTTAGCTCAGTCGCACCTGGAGGAAGTTCGTAATAGCTGGTGCTGCCGCCGTCTGATGTTTGCTTATTCGTCATCGTTAAACTCCTTATAACCTACAATATTGCAGACATCAGCAATAAAGTCGTAAGCTCCTTGAATAACTCTATTTGACTGATAGGCATCTTCTTCGCAAGAGATGTCGTTTTCGTCAATGAACTTGAGGCACAGGTCATAGAGGGCTAGGCGCTGTTCAGTTTTTGTCATTTATTATCTTCCTCATAAACACCAGCTAGATTGTCTCGAATTCGATAAGCCCAGCGTCGAAGTTCAGTTTCGGACTTAATACCAGAATCATACTCTTTTAGTCTTTGAGCCAAAGCTTTAATGATTTTCTCGTTCATTTAAACCTCTAGCTCAATGACCAAATCTGGAAGCCGTTGTTCCTCAGTGCTTCAACCGTCTTATCCTTGACTTCGAACCCGACAAGGACATTCTCTTGTGCCGCCTCCAGCGAACCGAAATAATCCGTCAAAAGACCGATCTTCACTTCGGCTTCGCTGCGATAGTCGTTTTCCCCGCGCATTAGAAGCTCAGTCGCGGGGACTTCGTACTTGTTCAACCAAGATAGCGTTTGACGGTCGTAGCGCGCTGGTCGCCCTGTACAGACGAGGATTTCATAGCCCGCAGCGGAAAGGCCCTTGATGACGCTCAGCGTCGGTTCTATGGGCGGGTCTTGGGCTAGAGCGGCGTGGTAAGCCTCCCAGGATTCGTCTAGGAAGGGCTGGCGGGCTGAGGCGTCACTAATGACGCCATCAATGTCAATTACGATGTGGCGCTTCATGGTGTTTGCCCGAGAAGGTATCCGGCATATGTGAAGTTCACAACCGTAAAAACGCCGTTCCATAGCGTTAGCCAAGTGAAGCCGTTGTGAAACGAAAAGGCAAAAGAAATCGCGACAAGGATTCCAAGCCCGATATGAAAGAAAGCCTGAGCCATCACTTACCCTTTCCCAAACTCGTCTTCACCGTGCGCCCGCAATAGATACCGAGTGCCTGCGTATCGACTTCCTCGCCGCTCTTCAACCGTTCACGAACGAAACTGGCAAGCGTCTGCGGATGGACACCTTCCGTCACTTCGGCTGGATAGCCTTTTTCCTTCAATTC